AAATAGTTACTAGCATTAGGAAGCCGCCATGATTAGGTGTTTAACAGGGTTATAAGTGGTTGCATTAGCTGTGAGCAACAATCCACTGGACCTTGCAATGGCTACCCAGCCGATTTGGCCGGAAGTCGCATAGGTTTCAGATTGTCGAACAATGGTGATACCGCCATCACCTGCAACATCACGCACAAAGTATTTGCTGAAATCACCAAACAACAGGACTTTACCTGCAGCAGATAGGCTAGATGCCATGTTGCTGTTCAAGGTCACAGGATAACCCATGATGGTTGGCACTCGAGCTTCTGCGCCAGAATAGTTCTGGGAAAATACAGGAGTACCGCTAGTGTCCTTCAATTTAGCAATGGCTGCCAAAACAGAAGGGTGACACATGAAACCAACATTGCCAGTGGTCTTATATGCCTGGTCTACAGAGAACACCAAATCAATAATGTCATCAATAGTGATGGCATTGGTTGCAGCAGCAGTTTTACCTGCAGCACTACCAACCACAATACCTTGGGGCTGGGATGATCCAGTACCAGTTGTGAATAAGCTTTCCTGAATTCTCCCGATCCTAATCCCGGCTTGTTCAGCAACAAGGCTTTCCACATCAATGAGGGCATCTTGCATGAGTTCATAACTGGTCAGAACCTGACCGGATGAAAACTTATAAGCTGCCATGGTTTTGTTAGTGAAAGTCAAAGCTACTTCCGAGATGGAACCATTTTCTGCAATCAGGGTTCCAGCGTTGCTGGTGTCATCAAGGCATGGCATTTGAATGTTACTACCATTGCTGGTGCTGATTACAGTTGCTACCTGACGGACAGCATTATAATCGCGCATAGCTTGCGTAAGGGTGCCATAGAATTCATCATTAACCAAGGCACCACCGATGCCAGTAGAACCAACACCTTGGGCACGAGCTTCAAGATTGAGTTCGTTGCTATTAAGGTCTAGTCCAATTTCATTTGCTGCAGCAGCAAATTCAGACCTGAAACCCCTGGTACCTCTAAGGAACCAACCACGCACAGCATTGGCTTTGGTTCTCTTGGATTTTTTATCAGAAAGATCAGCAACAAAGTTTGGAGCTGCAATAGGTGCAGATTTTCTTACACTGCGTTTGACAGCTTCCAGCTTTTCGGAATTTTGTTGGATGGATGCACTGCCAGCAGCATTGTCTTCTAGGACTGCAAGTCTGATATCGATATCTGCTACAGATGCTGCAAGATTATCAAAGGAAGTTTGTTCTTCTGGGGTCAATGCCCTAGATGCCATGGCTTCCATGGAGTTGACCTTTTCGATGCGATCAAGCTGCAAAGCTTTGATTTCTGAAATACTCATAAGTATTGTTCCTTGAAAAGATTTCTTCAAGGTGCCCGCTCAACGCAGTGGCACCATGCCGGAATGCTCCGGTGGCCACCATGCGTAAATACTGCAGGGCTACACCCATTTTTACATGGGTTTAAAATGTGTCAAACTGTAGGGAATGATGAAAAACAGCGCATGCTGAATGGCTATGTTTATAGCGTTTATGCTTTTGCTCACGAAACAGATTGCGTTATCAAATCTAGGTTGCTACTAGCCTGAGATATGGATGGGTTGAGGCTTCATGTTGTAGCGTGACTACAATAAAAAAAAGCCCCTAGGGATTAGCTAGGGGCTAGTAGTGGATGGGTGATTACTTTTTTAATTTGAAACTAGCCACAGCAGCGATCAATGAAAACTTTATGGCTAGGGTTTTATTAGGCAAACCAAACTTTTCCATAATCTGCCTGATCAATTCGTTGTCCCCTTCTGTTAACCTAAAGGACTGCCTAGGGGTATTACCCTTGGGTTCTGGTTTCATTATTTGGTCACCTCTGGCTCTATCAGAAAATAGAAACTTTCAAGGCTATTGAGCATCTCAACAAACGCAGTGGCATCTTCACCCCATGCTGGAAAATATTTGTGATCTCGGATAGCATTTGTTATCTCATCAATAACATCACTGGTTTCATCCTCACCAACTCGTTCTGACACCCACAAGCGCAAATCAGTAACAGTCGTAAAAATCTTCATGCCTATAACCCTTTGTGTTTGGCTAACCGAATTGGTTAACCTTATACCTATAGTTTATAATGTGTCACGACAACTGTCAAGACAACCTAGGAAGATTTATTAAATAAAATAGCATTACTGTCTAGTTTGGAACAAGAAACCATTGGCCAGTCAGGATGACAGGACTGCCATCTTCCCGCATTGCTGTGCCTTTAATTGTTTCTTTTTGGTATTCATGTGCCCCAACAGTAAACTGGATTTTGTCATTATTTTTCCATTTACCCTGATATATTTTTTCCGTAACTTTTGTTCCATCATCTCGGTAAAAAGTTGCTTCTACACTAACATCATTAAGATTTTGGTTTGTATTATTTCTAATTCTGAAACGATCTTTCTTAAAGAAGCTATCATCCCTGTTAAACCATTCTGCTTCAAATTCTGAGAAGGTATTTTTAGTAGCTTCTTGGGCAACACTATCTGCTTTTTTGTTACCTGAGGGCCACGGAAATAAAATTAGCCCAGTAATTAGACAGGCAGCAATAGCACTAACATACCAATTGTTAATCAAAACAGGCGCATCTTTATTATCCATGGTTCCATCCTCATGAAAGAGTAATGAAACCATGCTATCAGATCACTTTTGGGATACCAAGATTATTTTACTTTTAACAGGCTTACCAGATTTATTCTTCTTTGAATCTCTGATTCCTGCTCCTGTTTTTGTGCTAAGAAACTTGACAGACTTCTTAAGCCTATTTCAGTATTTAAATAGGCTGGATAAGTTACTGCTGACACATCATGAAGGTCTACATCGAGCAGGGTTCTAATATTCTTTTCCCCCTCTTTATCCCATGCATCCTTCTTGGTGATGAATGCAAAACTCATCTGGGTAACATCTCCCCTAGACATGCTAACCATTAAATCCCTTGCATAGCTGGTGTCCGGTGGAGTAATTTCTACAAGCAGACCTTCAGAATCCACTGAAAGATTAAGAGTGCCACTGGTGGACCTACCTAGGATTAGGTTCTGATCATGGTTAATAAGTGCGCGAACATCTGCACCCTGTGCCAGTGATCGGGTAAAAGCTTTGGGGTCAATCTGTTCTAGGAATCCACCCAAGTCCTGAGATCGGTTAGGGCTGAACTTGGCAGCATAACCCACCAGTTTTTTCCCATCCGCTTCAACTCGGAATTCTGTGGTGAATCGTGTTTCTAGTTTAACCATGATGTTTTCTCCCAGTTAGCTTTGGTATCGATCCAGTTTTCTAATTTAGCATCGGCCAAAAGTTTTAGATTTCTTGGGGTGGCACTTCCTGCAAGATCCAACCATTCAGCCTTCAATGCTTCACAGTGATCTGCAGCAGCTCGGACACCACCACCCGATTCCGGCTGAATGAATTCAAGGACAGGTTCCAAAATAATCTGGACCCTCTCTTGATGGGCTTCCAAAAACTTTTCTAAGGATGGTATGAATTCCCCAGGCTTATTAGAAATCCGGCCAAGATGATTGGCTTCAATCTTGCGGATTTGTTTCCTTGCAGCTTCCAACAGTTTGGCAAAGCCAAAGGTATTTTGTTGGGGTGCAGGTGCTGGATCGGGCAGGGGTGGGGTTGGCATCTGTCCTAAAGTTTTTGCCTGATCTACTGCTGCTGGTGTTTGCCCTGGTCCAAAGGCAGGGTCCATGTTTTTTGGAATCATGTAGGCATCACCACCTTCAAATGGTGGTAGGTTCTCCAATGCTCTCACATCATTTCTAGATAACCATCCCCAACTAAGCGCACTAGCATAAAATGCTGATCTGCCTGCAGTGTCACCCCTTAGCAATGCATCTTGATTATGTTCAGCATAAAGTTGGTCAAGGCTACTAATCAACTTGAAGTTGATTTCCTGTTCCCACCTAATCAACCAAGGGCGCAAAGTTTCCTGAAGGAATGCTAGGTTATCCTGCTCTAGACTACTGTAAGTTCCTGCGCCTGCACCAATTTTGCTGGCTGGAATCTTAAACCATCGTGCCACTTCTTGAAGTTGAAAAGATCTACTGGCTATCCACTGGGCATCGTCTGGTGGGGTTCCGATTGTTTGGTAGGTTACACCATTCTGAAGTATGGCTACTCGATGTGCATTTTTTACAGTCGCATGCATATCTTCCCATGATTTACGCATGTTCTGGATAGCTTCTGAATTTAGTTTCCCTGGTACCGAGATGACCCCAGCAGGTTTGCCACCCTGACCAAAGAAGGTTGATCCGAATTCTTCAACAGCCATTCCAAGACCGATTGAATTTTTAGCCTGGGCAATTACTGAATAGCCTTTGACACCATCAAAAGACAGGCCTTTGATATGCAAAATCTCAGTGGTCAGAAAGATTACTGATCCGTATTTGTAATACAGTTCGCCTTTTTCATCACGCACAGGTTCCACAAGTGATGGATCCATTGGCCAAAGTTGTTGCACTCTGCCAGTGTTTTTATCCCTAACAATTTCTGCATAGCCATTACCCCAAACGAGCGCATGCCCCATGAGGGTTTCACGAAAAGTTAAGGCAGACATCTCTGGGTTTGGTTGGTCATGAAGGATTCGATAAAGTGGATGATCATTAGCCTTTGACCTTGAACCATCATGACCCCTTCTAAATACTTGCAAGGGCAGACTGGCTACACCTTCAGAGATAGCCCGAACTGCTGCCCACACTGCGCTGTAGGTAAGGGCTGAAGCTTGATTAACATTCTGGCCAGTAGTGCTTATGCCTGT